CTCCTATTTCTGTGATTACAGCAAAAATTCTACCGTATTAACCTTTAATCTGCAAGCCTTCAAGGTGTAGTAGAGGGGATAAGGTATACGTTGACTCCCCTCTACTACACTTTCTATTCTACTCGGCCTCCTTGTCCGCTAGCTCTTTGGCTAGCGTGGCATAAATACGCTGCTGCTCATTCGCGTCCCATGCGTTGCCAGACTTAGCATATTCTTCTTCTGATTCATCATGAAACTTTTGCAGTGCTCCAAAGTTAATTGACATAATTAATTCGATAGCTGCGTTCCCAATTTGCCGTTGCGACTTTGTAGTTCGCTTATGCAAATCCTCAAGCCTTTTGTTGACACTGTGGTATCCCCAAACGGGGTCTAGCTTATTCAGTTGAGTTAGAGTTACTTCAATCTGATCAAGTACCTCACCATACAAATCTCTCGTCAACAAAAAGTTCATCAGCAAAGACTTATCATCTCTATCACCACCTGCCGACAGCAACGCATCTACAACTGCATCATCGCTGTACTGTTCGTTGGGTGGTTGCGGAAACTTTAAGTCACTACTCCCTCCTACCATCTGATCTCTCTTCGTCATCTTCCATCCTCCTTCTGCTACTCACCCATTGTCTCACACTATTCAGCAGAAGTCAACAGTTGCTACGATAGGTTTGAGTAGGTTTAGGCACTTGACAACAGTAATCAGCATGTGTTATACTGGTAGCGTAGCACAACGAAGGGACGTGCAACATGAATGCCACAATAGAAGGCATCGAGGTAACTCAGGGAGTATATGAATCGGAACAAGGGATGGCAACAGTCTGGACTGTCACAATAGCGACGACAGGCTCAAATCATTACCATGCGTTCACCAATGAAAAGGAAGCTGACGCAAGCGTTAAGGAGCATCAGCTAACACCGGACTGCGAACACATAAGGCACTGCAAACTGCATCACAGTTAACGGGCTACAATAAAAAAGAAATACCGCTGGGAACGTAGAAGCCTCAGCGGTATTTTTTTGTTCTATTTTGCTTTAGGCTTCCTTGCGACTGGCTTGTCCTTTGGTGGGTAGGCATGAGGCGTACCCGACGCAGATAGTTTCTTACCATTTTTATTAATGCTTGCCATCTATTTCTCCCTCTTCATAAAGCGACCTGTCTTTGGGTCGCGCTTTAATGTTACTAGACTAGCACTGTCATCACCGACTAGCTTCTGAGCTACGCCTGACTTGAGCACACTAGCAGCGGCACTAATAAACACCGTAGCTATGAGTGCCATAGCATCCATGTCCACATTTGCCAGCGACATACCAGCTGTTACCCCAATCGCAGACTGGACCCCAGTGCTGATTGCACGTTCCCCGATGTCTCGATATTCCTCAGAAATTTGCATTAGTCATTCTCCATATCATCTACCTTGCCTTGAAGGTCATCTATTACATTGTTTAATATACTTTGCCCAGCATCAATTAAGTCATTTGCTTTCTGCTGCTGCTCATCTACATCGTTTACTTCCTCTTCACTATTATCTAGGAAGTTTAAGGGATTGTTCAACCCCTTAGATCGTGACAGGTACGGATTGTCTGTCACTGTGCAGCCCCAGTGAAGGTGAGGGGCAGTGCTTCGGCCTGTGTTACCGACGTGCCCTAGCAAGTCGCCTTCGTTCACGGGTTGAGAGCGCGAGACGCTTGGCGTTGCAGCCATGTGAGCATAAAGAGTGTAAGCAAGAAGACTGCCGTCGCTGTCGTCATGACGAAGCACAACGCAGTTACCAAAGAAGTATTCCATCGTATATTGTTGGGGATTTTCTTGAGCCAGAAATACACTATGCACAATTCCTTCCATTGGCGCTGTAATCGGGGCGCCATCAATTTCGTCGCCAGCAATATCTAGGCCCGTATGCCCCTTACCGCCCGATAATTCTTTTCGCACAACGCCATAGAAACTTGATATAGTCCCTGACACGGGATGCCCGCTGTACTTTAGGCCGTCTAACTCTCCCTTGAATCTTAATCTTGCCATTCAAATCCTCCATTAACCACCCTGCTAATAATATTAACGCGACTGAGGCCATTAGAATATCTAACAACGCTCACCGTTAACTCTTTAATGTCTTAGTCCCACCGTAATACTCAACGGCGTGACCATTTTCGACAAGCGCATCATTTAGACTTACGCCATCACAAATTACCTCACCAAGTATTCTCCCGTACTTCCCCTTCCCATGACTTATTAGAATTATTTCTTCAGCCTCAGATACCATGTGCTTGGTAAACTCCTTAGCCAGTAATCCCTTTGCTTTTACCTCAAGGTTTCTAGTCCTGCTCTCCCATGTGTCCACACCCATTAATCTAATTCTTTGCTTGGAGAGCCATACCGTGAAGCCCAAGTCCACATTTACATCTATGGTATCGCCGTCAACAATTCTATCTAGCGTTACTTTGTATTGGTACATCAGTCATCTCGATTTCTATTATCAATTTCGTTAGTAAACGCTTCAAATAGTTTAGTCAATCCTAGTGATACCGGTAGGCTCAGCACGGCAAGGGCCGTGAGTAACCCCTCTATATTCTGTAAAGTCTCTATGTTTCCTGTGGCTGACCAGATAATCCTTGCTCCTAGAGCTAACCAAACCATCACAACGGGAATAAATATGATCCCCACAAGGAGCTGTACTCCCGTGATAGTGGTGCCACTACTGGTTTTCTTAGGCTCATCATCCGTCATGGCAACTCCAAGCATCCCATCCTAGTATTTCCCAGACCTCATACGCTGCCTGTGCGTTGTCTACTGGTCTAAACAGGTGGTACTTCTTAGCCAGCTTCGGCCAGTACCCTGTGTTTATTTGAAACAACCCCACCGAAATACCTGTCCCTATATCCCTGTCACCTATGGCATCTATCCTGCCAGAACTCTCACACATCATAAGTTCGTACAGCTTCACAGCATAAAAGTCATCGTAAATCCAACGGTCTATTTCTTCTACGTAGAACATATGCGCTGTGATGTACGAACGCCAACTGGTCTGTGCTAATACATCAAGTAGTTCCCGTTTAGACAGGAAGATTACCTCGTTCTCTGCTGTATCGGTAGAGAGAGTAGTGTCTTTAACTATCCTTGCACCTATGCCCTCACTGAGTGGTGTTACAGGGGCCATTACGAAGGGTGTGTGCAACACAACGACTGGGACTGGAGGGACTGCATACGATACATGAATAATATTAGGAATGGTAGCGGGTAATAACATAAATATGCTTAACGCAAGACCAACTGCTATTACGCGCTTCATGCTTATCTAACCGAGACGGGTGCTTCCGTATTTCCTGTAACGTTGAGCACTTGAATCTTAGTTGTAGAGGCAATTATGAAGCTCGGAGCGTTGATTCCTGTGCCGTCACCTATCTTACTAGAGCTAATTGTCAGCGTTCCTGCCTTGATATGGTCTAAATCTATACCCGATCCGTAGGCAGACACGTTACTTATAGTTAATTTTCGGCACTGAGAGGCAGCTGTAGCGGTGTGTATGAGTATCTTGTCGAAGGAACCAGTGGTCACAGCTGGTACTTTTACTGAACCACGAGTGCTGGTGACTGTGATATCAAGCACTGCGGCGTTGAGCGTAGGCCCTATCGAGATACCATCTGCCACATTATTAAGAATATTTAGCGTAAATATCTCTGAGTTGGCTAGGTTTAATGTTTTAGCTTCTACCCCAGTAATTAGGATCTCATCACATTCTAAGTAAAATAAGTTCGACGATGACGTGTCACCTAGTATTTGTATAGCAGCCGTAGTCCCTAAGTCTGACTTACCAATCTCTAGGTCAGAGAGGGTAATGTCCGCAGCACGAGCGCCTGACATGTTGATTTGTAATGTATTTACCTGAAGCTCACGCTCTTCGGCAGGAGTATTGTCCTCAAACGTCCACTCTTCCCCGACCTTAAGGGTCTGGTCAGACGCTACCGCAGCTACATGGTATTGCGCTGGCTCGGGGAAATGGGGTGCTGCTTTGGTGAACATGACCGACGTACCAATAGCAAAACCTGTAACCAACAGACCCATCCCAATTCCCCAAGTACCAACTTTCCACACGCCACCTGTGATGTGTAGACCTTTAAGTGAAGCAACCCGTAGGTTGGGAGGCTGCCATCCGTTCAGGGACGGCATACGTAGATTAATCTCTGGTGTTTTCCATTTAGGTGCACCGACTTTAATCGGCGGGAAATGCAAATCCTTTATGTGGAAGAGTCGCTTAAAGAAAGAGGTTTTTTTGTTCTCGTCCATTACGCATTCCTTGTGACCTTCATATAACTACCTTTTTCCAGCGTGGTGCTGGAAGCATCGGCTACTAATTGAGCCCATTGAAATTCTAACTGCCCACCTGTTGCATCTGTGTGTATCGTGGCGAACACAGGCACGACGGTTATGTCATTTGCACTGGTTCCGTTTCCCTTGAGCTTTAATATTTCGCCTTCATCGTGCATGGCATTGAAATCAGTTGACGCTGCGGGTGCAGTCGATAGGTTCAAGAATGGAGGACCCGTACTCCCCCATTGGATTGTTGTACCAGTGAGTGAAGCAATGTTCCACTGAAATTGTATGTCTGGAGTTGTGCCAGTCAGGTATATAAGCAGCAATTCAACCACGTATGTAGAATTTATTGCCAACGTTACATTAAAATCTGCCAATGTTTGGAATGCTACCGATGACGGGGTAGCAGTTCTTTGCGTGAGAAGGGGAATCAAGGTCGTACTCGCACCATCAGCTACTTCTACCACCTGAGTGCCATTTCCATATACCAACATATTCTTAGTAGTGTCATAAGACACACGGCCAGCGCCAGTGTCCGCTGGAGTAGCTACTCCAGTCACCTGAAAAATCGTAGGGGTAACTATTCCTGCGGAGTTGACCGTTA